ATGGAATTGAGATGCTTGGCGGTTATGCCCGTGATTATGCCAACTTGCATTGTAGAATGACTGGTAGCGTTGCTGTAAAGCTTCGTATTGTCACCAATGCTATCAATCAAGGCCTTATCCGCATGTGTTGGAGACCTAGATCCGATTGGGTTGTTAACCTTCAAGATAGCTCCGCTTATGGAGCCGTGGATCTAGATGCCGCTATTTCAGGACAGGAATTTTCCTTTGTCGTACATCCAGTTGCAGGCGATACCGGACGATTCTACTTTGATTTGACCAAACCACCACCAGAAGATCAGGCATGCCTTTACTTTATGCTTCTCACCGATCTGATCAACAACTATTCAGATATCGGGAAAATCCAAATCATCGTTGAGTCAAGACCATACATTGACTTCGCACTTGCCGAACCACGCTCCACCCTAACACCAATTGTAGGTGAAGTCAACCTACTGGAGCAAGCAGCACGCCAAGGAATGGAACTAACGCAGTTCACTATTGCATTGGATTCTAATCTTTACCCAAAGTATGAATCCTTGCTCACTTACGCTGATATGCGTCACGAAGTAAACACAGCCCGTCGTGTAATTCTTGGTCTTCCAGCTGTTGTCCCTCAGGAAAATCCAGCTGTGCCGTATGTTCCCTCTATTGGCATTTCCAACTCATCGCCTACGTATGAATTCAACGGTCCAGAGACGCACACAGATGTCAATTCTGATTGGGGAACTCACTGGGTTGGTGCTGATTACTCTGCTGGTAGAAGCTACAGCCTAGACTATGGTGGAGGCGCTCCTACGGGTCTGATAACATCTTTACCCAACGGTGCTGGTGGTAATGTCCAACAGGCACGTCTCGATCGATACACTCCAACAGCTCATATCATCAGCTTAGCGTCAAATGGTGGTTCAACAAAAATGTCCTCTGGTTGTTCTGTTACTATCACTGATCAAGGAAGACAGGACAATGCAGAAAATGATGTAGCTGTTCTGCCTGTAGCATTGTATGATCCTTCTACAGCCCGAACAACATTCAACATTTCTGACATGTTCGTTTCAACAACTCTAGACAATTCGCCTCTTCCAGCCAATCAATACATCGTTGACTTCATTGATGTGGAACATCCAACAGTCTCGCTACCCTTAGCTACTGCATCAAATACTTTGATTCCATGCCAGTTCTCTGCTTTTCTCCAACAACATGCAAAAGCAAATTGTCCCGCTAATGGCTTGATCAAGTACATCTTCACAGCAAGCACTTCCACCAGCTCTTTCTTTGAATTTTACTACAAGCCTGACACTGGTTTTGCCACCATAACAACTGATGGTCTCGGA